TACTGGTAAAGAATTTAATATTGGTCAAAAAATGAAAGACTTTGCTGTCGGAACTGGTGAGGTTATTGACGAAGAAACTGGTGCAATCGATAGAGGTGCATTTGGTTTCTTGGGTGATAAGTTGACTGGTTTGAAAGACAATATGATTGCTGGTGCAAAAACTCTAGGTAAGTCTTCTGTTGAATTAGGTAAGAAAGGTTTTGGAATGTTTGTCAATGGACTTAAGTTCCTTGGAAAAAACTTTATGAGAATGGCTGCAAGTATGGCAGCTGCTCTTGTTCCATTACTTATTAGTGTTGCAACTTTTGTTGCTGGACTAATTGCAAAAGGTGTTGCATTGTTAGTTGCAGCTGCACCGTTTATCGGTATTGCATTACTAATCGGTCTTGCAGTTGCAGCCGTAGTATTGGCTGCAAAATTTATCTATGATAAGTTCATGGAAAATAAAGAACTTATATTTGCAAAATTCCAAGCAATGAAAGATAAGGTTGCTAGTATTGTAGGTAATATTGTTAGTTTCTTTACAAACATATGGCAAGGTATATCAGACTTCATTAGAGAAAAGGTTCTTAAAATTAAATCATTCCTAGGACTTACTTCCGATGAGGAAGAGGCAGAACTCGCTGCAATCAACGAAAGAAAGGCAAAGAAAAAAGACCAAAGAAAGAGAGCAGAAGAAGCTGCACAAGCAGAAATGGATTACATGGAAGAGACTGGTCAACTCGAAGGTATGTCTAGAAGAGAGAAAAGAAAACTCCGTAAACAAAAAGAAAAAGAACAACTTGCATTAATAGAAGAACAAGACACATATGATGCACAATCTTCTGAAGAACTCATGGAGAGAAGAGATAAAGGTCGACAACAATCTGATTATGCACAAAAACAGATGGAAGACAAGGAAGCCTTTAAACAAAGATATCAAGATACTGCTGAGATTACGGTTCATGGTGAAAAAGTTACAGACGAAGCAGAAAGAGAGATATATGCTCAGAAGGCTGCAGACGATGCCTTTGGAACTGACGAAGCATTAAGACAAGCAAACCAAGAAGGTATCAATGAGTCAATGAGAGCTCAAATGGCACTTGAGGGAAGAGACGATTATATAAGTGCAACAGAAGTATCTGAAGAAGACCGTAAAGCATTAATGGAAAAACATGGTCTAGATGAATCAGACCTTGAACCCGAAGAGATAAATCCATTTGACGAAGACCAAAATGCATACTTTGCTGAAATGGATAGAATGGACGGTGATAGAATTAAAGATGCAAGAGACGCTGCAGAAGAGATGTCTCAAATGCCACCTAAACCTACTCAGTTACAATCTAATGCATCTGTTCAACAAAACAATAATGTCAATAATACCTATAGGGTAGATAGACCTACACCTAGAAATAACGAACCTACTGGAACTCGTCTTTCCCAAGTTCCCGCTTAGAAACCTTACGATTATATTTTGTTTTATCCCTATGGACTTGAGTAAGTCCGTGTGGTGGGGTTTTCTTATGTTCTTTTATCTTAGGTTCGGGTTTACCGAATATCTTTTCCCAGTTATCTGAGTATAATTTTTCGTTGGAGTTTCTTCTTTTGGAACCCTTACCTCCATGCCATTGCGACATGTTAGTTGAACCATTTCCTTCTTGACTCTGCGAGTGCAGCCCTTTGTGCATTGAGTTTCTTTCTTCTTGCAATCTCTTGATTCTTTTTATGCTTTTTCTGATTTGGTTTTTCATAATATTGTCTATCACGAACTTCATTTACAATGTTTGCTCTTTCACATTGTTTCTTAAACCTACGCAACATTCTATCGAATGGTTCGACATTTCTGTTCTTAGGATTCACTCTTGGTTTAACACTTGGCATATTAACTAAAAAATTGTTCTAAAGATTCCTCTCTGTTTTTTATTTTATCTGAGTTAGATACTAACTCCCCTTTTTTACGAAACACTAAGATGTATTCATGCACCTTTGCAGTGTATCTTTTACTTGCACATTTACCTGCTTGTAAAGCTGCAAATATTGTATCGTTCTTCATTACAATTATGTCATGTAATATAAGACCCGATTTAGTGAACATATTTATGCAATCTGAATGAAAGGGTTTATACTCTCCACCTCTTCTCCAGTCTCCACATACCCAAACACAAAACCCGCCTGGGACTAAAACTCTTTCTATGTTGTCTCCACATACTTGTATTCTTTTACAGAAATCATCATATTGTTTTATGTCTGATAACTGACCAACTGCAGATTCATACTTTTCTATATCACCATATGGTGGACAAGTAAGAACCATGTTTGCAAAGTTGTCGGGTGTAGAAACCATTTCACAACCGTCCTCTTCATAGATAGTTGCGTCTAGGTTATGTTCTTTTAATTCATGTCTAACCTTTTCTACAGTTGTATGAGATACATCATATCCATAATAATTTCTTCCTAGAGATTGAGATATAAATGCTCTTGTCAATCTTCCAGCAAAAGGGTCTACAATTGTATCTCCAACCATAGACCAATAGTGAACTAAGTTCTCACATAGACCAGCATGGAACTCGGACATCATTAATCCGTTTGGTAATCTTTCACATACTCCTCTTTTCTCTTCATATGCAGTTAGGTAAGCATTGTCCCAATTGTTCTTTGAAGATTTAGTAGGTGTGATTACTGACTGAGGGTTCCAACCAAACTGGTCGATAACCCTTTCGTTTTCATTCCATGGTAGAATGTTTTTATAATATTCACTTTTCATAATCTAATAAAGTGTTAAGTCACCCCTCGCCTTACAGCATTCCCGTTCTTAACCGAGAGACCCGCAGTTTGCTATCTCCCTTTCCCTTACTAAGCACCCCCATTGTTTCCACGGTCTTAGTGTGTAGTCGTCTGTTTCATGGACACATAATGAATACGACTACCCCAAATACAGAAACTAGTCTTGAGCCAGTTTCTTAAAGTAATCCATCGCATCGTCACCAGTGCTTTCTCCGACTGATGCTTCTGCTGATGAGATTACGGGTTCTTCTGCAACTGAATCAGTATTCACATTTGCCCAAGGCACTTCTTCTTGGTCTTCTGCAATTGATTCTGCTGTAGAATTACTAACTCCACCACTGAGTCCTAAAACTCTATCGAGTTTCTCTTTGAGTTCCTCGTAGGTTTTAAATTCACTTGGTGCAATCACATCTGATAACGAATATGTCTGAGTATTTATCTCAGTTAGTCTAGCTTCGTCATCAAATAATGGTGCTGGTTTATCGAACTCTGACTTGTCATAGTTCCAGTATCCGTCAACTTTACGAATCTTGATTCTAAAGTTAGCACCTTCTCCTCTTAAATCGAAAGGATTGATAGCTTCCTCATCTGCAAATTGAGGTGAGATTGCTTCTTTCAATTGTTCAAAGATTTTCTTCCCGTATCTGTATTTGAAAACTTTACCTTCGTTGTCGGGGTTCTTAGGGTCTGAAACAATATAGACATTAGAAACATAATGAAGTCTACGCTTCTGTTTCCTTGCTTGGTCTTTATTTGCTTCAATACCTGTATTCCACAATTGGGTATTGTATTCTGACACTGGGTCTTTCTTGTTGAGAGTAGTCAAAGACTTCTCTATATACCAACCACCTGGCCCTTGGAAACCATGGTCAAAATAACTGACCCAAGGCATTTCCTCGTTTTCGGGTGTAGGTAAGAAACGAACTATTGCAAAACCATTACCTGTTTTATCAAGTTCGGGTTTCCACATAGTGTCATCGGAATAGGACTTTTTTGCACCTTCAGTAGGTGAAGCAGATTCCATGGCTGCTCTTAGTTTATCTAATGATGTCGACATTGTATTCTCCTATTGTATCGCATTGTATTAGCATTTTATCATATATAAGAACCTTAGTTCCTATACTCCTATTATAATAGATTTCTAGTAATCCTACAAGAGGGTTTTTGAAACCTACATTGTATTTAGTCATTCTTGAGCTTTGATTTATTATACATAATAATGTTCCAGCCCAGAGGTATATAGCTAAGAACATAACTCTATGAGTCTACTCTTATATTCTTGGGTCGGGTAGGTCAAGAATGCCTTATACTTATTCAACTTATTATGAACCTCGGGGTAGACGACTTTTTCCGAAATCAATCTCTCCCAGTCTTTACTGAATCCAATAATCTCGTCCATAATACATAATGTCTCTAGACTAATCTCACCACCTAAGTAAGCTTTCAATAGTCTAGGGTGTTGACCGTTTGATACCTTTAGTAGGGTATCGATTTTAAATTTTCGGACTTGGTCTGATACTTCTGTTTCAAACATATACTTTAACTTCTGTTGTCTCTTCTTCCATTCCATGTATCGACCTTCACATTCATTCTCTAGAAGGTCACCAGCCCATAAGTCATAAACAGAAAGATTTGCAATATAGAAATCTTGTAAGTTCTGTTTATACTTTTTAAATAGTTTACCAAAGTGATACTTATCTTTTCTTTTTAGAAATGAGTTTATATCTGCTTTGACTTTACCGTTGTATCTGACAAAGTCGTAGTCTTTAGAATAGAAGTGAAGTTTTATACCAAGGTATAAAGTGTATGCATCATATCCTTCACGACTTGTCATTACTTAACTAGCTGAATACTAGTTGTTGCCTCGGTATGTGCTTTTGCAACAGCGTCATTTGTAGGAACTACAAAGACTACATTTGAAAATAAAACTTCTTCGGGATTCTCTTCACCTGTTACTGCAATTCCTCTTGCAAATCCCATACCCTCTTGAGTCTGAATGACCATACGAGGTTTCTGTAGAATGACTGTATCATTCTCTATCTTATCTAAGATACCAACATACTCACCACTCATGGCGACTACTGATACCACATCTCCTTTTTCCATATTACTTCTCCCTATCGAAAAAACTTGTTAATGTTGATTGACTTCTAGAGGTTCTATTAATCATATTCAACCCTTGTGCTTCTGCTTCTAATTTCTCTTTCAGTGGATTCGAAATTAATCTCTTTGCTGATTCGGGTTCAATGTTGTTGACCTCACATACCTTTATAATAGCTGACATGACATCACAACCTCTTCCTCTAGTCAATAGTTGTTCCACTTGTTCTGTAAATTCTTTTCTTGTTATCACTCCTCTCTCCAGTCTTTTAACCATTTACTGCCGTCTCTCTCTGCGTCTGCAAATACAGCATTTGTAAATGCAACTGGTAAGATTACTGCAATGTGAACTATGATACTTGTTACAACATCATACCCTAACCAACCCATGTAATAACTTCCTACAAATCCAAAGTATACACTCCACATTGTAAATAAGACTAGGGTGAAATAAGTTTGTAGACTTGGGTCGGGAATATATCTCAATGGATTATATCTATTATCCATAACGAGCCTCCAACAATCTACAACCCATAATAAAAATTTTCTAAAATATTTCATATTACCTTCCGTATAAGTTTCTATATCTTGTTCTTAAATTGACTAACTCGTCAATGTAATCCACTGGATTACAGAAAAAGATTTGAAATGCATTGTGTCCTTCGACACCTACTAACGCAACACACTCTTCTATAGGGTGTCCTGTTAGTTCTTCAACCATGATTGCATATGCAGTCATTTGAATGAACCATGGTTTTGCCATGTATTCTTCTTTATACTTTGCACTTGATTTAAAATCAATGATACAAAGTTTATCGTCAAACATTCCTACACAATCCACTCGTCCAGCCATTTCTAAATTAGGACTCCATAGTGGTGCCTCTAAGGCAAGTGGGACAATCTCGTCTAACACGGGTTGAACTGCTTTGAACATTCCTTCTTGTAGAATGTTATCAAACTCTATAAACTCTTTTTCTTTTCTAAGGTAATCTTCTATGTTTTG